CTTCTCGACGTAAATCTGCACGCCGTTTGTATTGTTCCGATGAATGCCAATCAAATGGATCTGCAAAAATATGGACGCAAAAACGCGCTCACAATTTTTGGCTAAAAGTAGATATTCTGAGCGAACAAGATTGTTGGGAATGGCGTGGGTACAAAGACCCAAACGGATATGGCCGTTATGGCCGAATACCAGCACAACGCATCGCGTTTGAATTGGCGAAGGGGGCTATCGGAAATCTATGCGTCTGTCATTCTTGCGATAATCCTCCTTGCTGCAATCCAAATCATCTTTGGTTAGGAACGCAACAGGAAAATATCATCGATATGAATAAAAAGGGTAGAGGCAATATATCTGGACTGCGTAGGACAAATGGACATGCGCCATGAATTTTCAACAAAAATCAAAGTCCAGGTCGCTTTACGAGCAAATGGGCATTGCGAAGAATGTGGACGAAGGATCAGAGAGGGAGATTTTCACTACGACCACGTTGTACCAGATGCATTGGGTGGAGAACCTGTTATTGAAAATTGCGAGCTTCTGTGTCGTTCATGCCATGCAAATAAGACAGCGCAAGCAGACGTTCCTCGCATTGCAAAGGCAAAAAGAAACTACCGCAAATCGCACGGAATCAGAAAGCCGTCCCGTTTTCCTGGTGCGCGTAATTCAAAATGGAAAAAGAAAATCAGTGGTGACGTAGTAAAGCGTTAGGGCTTGGTCTGCCCAACAGTCTTGGAAATCCCCGCCCAATCGGTCTGCGTGGTACAGCCGGTAAGCCATGTCAGGATAAACGGCAGGGCAAAGAACCAAAATATAATAACGAACACGGTGCCGCGTAGTCCGGGGCTCGTTTGCGGTTTCCAAGACATGCGGCGCTCCTATGCCTCGTTAGCTATTACGGACAGATTGCCTTTGGCTGACACCGTGACGTGAACTTCCTCGTCGCGACCTAGCGGGCGAATGCCAATCCATAACGTCTTGTCGTCCATCATTTCAAAGTGGACATTGCAGCCGTCAATGCAAAGTTCGTCAAACTTTCCCTTCTCATCGAAGCGAACCTCTGCCAAACCGTTTGCAATGAAAGCCACAGAAAACTCCTCTAGTTACAAGACCAATTTACATAATGGCGACCGCTCGCTTCGCATCTAGCGATGTCGTAGCCGTGGCCAATCCAAATCGCACCGAGGCCCGCAGCAAGACCAAGACCAAAGATAAATGCGCGGATCACGGTCGTCTCCTATTTTGCCAATAGCATTATCAGATTGCCCACAAGCATGATCATCACAAGCCAATATACGAATGATCTCCAGCGAGCGTTTTGCTTTTCTTGTTTTTCCCATTCTTTAACCGAAAGCATATTTATTCAGCCGCCATATCAAACTCTGCGATGTGGCAGAGGAAATCGCACGATGGCTGTATCGGGTTAGTCGTTGGGTGATCCAGTGGTATCTCGTCAATAAATCGCCGCTCGTCATTGATCCGGCATAGTCGCACATCGAGTTCCCGCGATAGTTTTGCCATCCGGTCAAACTTTTCAGGGAAATGTTTTCGGATTAGTGCCCAATAAGCGGGCGAGGTCGCCTTCGGACATGGGATGCAATTATTGTTCTGGAAGCCGAGTGCGTACATCGGCGGCAACTTGATACCCGCCCTCTGCACCATGTCGAGGCAAGCGGCTTTGGTTAGCCCACGGTCAATCAATGGCGTCAGGATTTCCATTTCTGGATAGTTCTGTCGAAGCCTCGCGGCCCGATCCATATCCGGAGCATCTGCCGTATATCCGAATACATGAATGTCAGTCGGACGCTGGAAACTTAGGCGCGGGGCGACCTTCAATTCAATGGTACAGCGAGCGCCCTTGATCCCCGCCAGCCACCGGGTCTTTTCCCAAACGTCCCATGTGTCGGCGTATTCCTCTGACTTAAGCCTACGCACCGGACGCCCAAACCATGCTTCGCAATCAGCGAGGAACCGTTCATTATCGGGATGCTCTGCGCCCGTCTCACAATAGACAGGAATTGCGTGAGGAAATAACTTAGTGGCGACCGCAGAGGCCGCTCCGCATGAAAACCAGCTAATAAAGCGCGTAATTATCAATGCCTTCACGTCGGATTGCACCCTATTTTTCTGACCTAATTCCGCACCAATAGAGCGTGGCGATAGCCATAAGAACGAACAACATCCAAACAATTTCCCACGTATTCACGGTCGCTCCTAATTTGTTAGTGCCGATCCGGGGAAACCTAGGATGATCCCCGGTTTCGGGTCGGCTACCGATCCGTTGTGGCTCTTAGGTTGAACCGAAGCCATCAACATTGGATTGCTCCTATTTTGTCTCGCAGTATTCCGCATAATGCTCTAGCGACTTCTTTATCAAGTCAACGTCATGCAACTCCATCCAATGAGGCAACGCTACAATCAATAGCTTATGTTCGATATCTGATGTTGGCATCGCGTGAAATCTAGCGACCAATCCACGGCACCTTCGAGCTATGCCCTGCCAGTTAATTGTGATTGTCTGTTCTGCCATGGCAAACTCCTCTATGTCACGGCTCTTGCCGCATACTTTGCACGCTGGGTCGCTCTATTAGTAATCGCGGCGCGTTCTCGATTGAGTGAAAGCCAACGGGTCTTTGCTTGGTCTGCCTGCTTAAGCGCTGCCTTTTCATCGGTGGTTAGAAATTCGCGCCACTTCCATTTGCTGCGCTTTGATTTCCAGGCCATTGGCCGGCTCCTATTTCGTCACGTCTATTGTGAATGTCCGCAGCGGTGCGCCGGTTTCTTCGTCATAGGTCACGCTCTCCGTCGCGCCCTGCTCTTTACACCATTTCACTATTTCGGCGTTCGACTCGCGGCGCGTCATCTTGGACGCTTGGCGCTTAGTCTGCCCGTCCATGCTTCGCGTTGAACTCCATTTCTTAGTCACGAAAAACTCCTATTTATTCAAGCTGTTTACCCAAAAATAAATCGCCGCACCCATGACTGGAACGGCTAGGACCGCAGCCGCGTTTAATAGAAAATAATACAAGCCAGGTTCTCCTATTTCACGTCCCGTTTACGGATGAAAGTTCCCTTACCGGTCTGCTTCCAGTAGCCATAGATCGAGGCCGTGGAGACTTTCATTTTCTTGGCAATCTTCGGTCCGCTTAACTTGGGCTTGCCGTTGCGACCGTTCAAGTAATCGCCTACCAGCCGCACGCGCTCAGGGGTCATATACAAAGCCCGCCCCCATTTATGGTCAGCGCCCTTTCGCGCTTTAAGCGCGGCGATACCCGCTGCTGTGCGCTGCGCAATGATTTGACGCTCGAACTCGGCAACCAACCCCAGGATTCCAAGCACAAACTTGCCGGAAACCGTGCCGAAATCGAAGGCTTCCGTGATGCTCTTGAAATTCGCACCCTTGGCGTAAATCTGGTCGAGCCTTGCATAAAGCTGACGCATAGACCGGGCAAGACGATCCAGACGCCACACGACGAGAGTATCGCCTTCCCGCAGGTCTTTGATCGCAAGTTCCAACCCTGGCCGCTTCGATGATGCGCCCGATACCTTCTCAACGTGCAGATTGTCGTCCAAGACGCCAGCCGCTTTGAGGGCGTCGATTTGGAGGTTGAGCGATTGATCTTCTGTGGATACCCGCGCATAGCCGACCAAAAACCCCATTTATGCCATTCCAAAATTTTTGACCGAATGCTGTCAAATTGTAACTTAGCAATACGCCTTGACAATGCCAAAGTCAAGGAGTATGTAAGGAACCATGCACTGGTGGAAAGCATTTCTGATCTTTATTGGCCGCTGCCCTATTTGCGGCGGTTGGAATGTCGGGCTGTTCGGCATGTGTTTCAATCGAGACTGCCCGACGCACCCGTATCACAAGGATTAGGCCAATCCCGATGCCGCTCGACTGCCCACCAGCAATCGTCCAGCCCGCACAGCCGGGAAAGCACTTTTGCGTCTACTATTCATTCGGAAATTCGTCCGGTTCGGGTCGCGGCTGGTGGGCTCACATTGAGGGCCACGCCTACCCGTTTGGAGCGTGGCGTATGGATCGAGGCCCCTACCCGTTCCGTTGGATGGCCGAGCTAGAGTTTCCGATTGAACGCTTAACCGAGGACGGCCCGCGCCGTTGAATGTAGAGGCCGCTATAACCCCGCCATCCTAGATGGCCAGCGGAAGGCTATAGCGCCCCGTACAGACCGTTCCAGGAATGATTTATAGTCTATTTCTTTTTGATGGCCACCAACTCTCAATATTTATTATAGGATGATTTGGCCGAAGTTTTGAAAGGTAATTAATTGCCCTCGATAAAGTTTCTGCTTTATCCAAAGCGCCACCTAACATTCTATTGCAATGGCCACAAAGTATTCCGCGAACTTGTTTCGTTTTATGACAGTGATCTATGTGCCATCCTTTTTTATCTCCCGATTTATCTGTTCCACAGATAGCACATGTTCTTCCTTGTTCATCCCATAAGGCCGCATGACTTTCTACAGTCATACCGTATTTACTAAGATAAATTCTCCGCTTCATTGCTTTATATTTATCAGGATTATTTTTAACCCATCGTTTAGCTCTCATAGTGCAAAGTTCTTTATTCTTTGCACGATAGCGAGCTGTTCTTTCTGCGTTTGACAGAGCCATTTTATCTCATTGCCATATTAGCGCCATGCGGATTAACGATAGTATAGCCTGAAATATTATGCTGGTGCAGCCGAGATTTATGTCCTCCACTATTATAATCTGCTATTAACCATATCGAACCTTCGATATGCTGACGCAATACAAAAACATGGTGAGATCGAACCCCTACCATGCCGGGGGCTGGAAAAGTACGGGGAAACTTAAACCATGCCGACGCAGGCCAAAGTGACCTAATAGCCTTTCCGAATACTTCTACAGCCGCACCACACGCACAGAAAGCTTTAGGAGGGCAGCCAGTTGGATGGGGTAGGTAATGCTCTGTTTCTATGCCTGACCCATAGATTAATGCATGGGAGGCCATTCTTATGGGTTTATGATGTTTAGCTTTGGCTGGATTGATTGAAATTAACAAAATGGAAATCAGTAAAAAAAATCTAATTTTCATTGTCTGTCCTCATATAGGGGATAGGCAATGATTGGATAACAAATCTAAAGGCTTAGGGCAAGTTGCAGCAGTTCCAGATGCCTGAGTAATGCAGACCTAGAAATATAGCGGCAACCACCGCGGTCGCCGCCAGAACCAGCATTACCACCTGATTGTCAGGCGTCATCTATGAGTCGGTGGCAGTAATGAAATACCGCCGCCCATTCCAATAAGACAGCTTAGAAGGGCGAAGATTATGTAAATGACAAAAATACAAACCACAGCCCAAAGAATGATGTTGATAACCTGTCCTACAATTGGAATTCCCAACTGTGATACAGCCCAAGGAACGACAAGGCGAATGATCGCTATGATTGCTCCGACAATCACGCACCAGACTAGAAACTGTTCTAACCAGCCTAGCGTGAAGCAACCCATATGGGCCTCCTATGAATGAAAACCGGGCCGAGATTATCCCGACCCGGACGCAAGACTACGGCGTGGCCGCAGGAGTATTCGCGGCCACGGCATCAGCCAAGGTTTTTGTCTTGGCGGTAATGTCGGTTTGCAATGCAGCAAGCTTGACAGGATCGGTGCCAGCCGCAGCAAGAGCAACCGAAAGACCTTTCAGAAGCGTGATAGCACTATCGATAACGGTATCTTCCGCCGCTACGGCAGTAGCCAGATCGTCTATGGCAGCCATGATCTTCTCCTGGTTTCTGATGATAGTATGCGCCCAATGAGGCGTCATATCGAAATGGCGACATATTGCTTCCAGCAAATTCATATCGTCACTTCGCATGATAGGATACCCCTATTGTATCCAATGCAAAGCCTTGAGAAAAGTTCCTTATGGCCTGTTCTTGCTAACGATAGCCAATATTTCCTGCATAGTCTTAGTCTGAATATCAAGCCTGGAAATCGTATTGATCTGCCGTTCTTCCATGACGGCCACTCTTGATCCTATATCTTCTACTTTTTGTATTCGAGCATCTTGAGCTGGGTCTTT